CCATACGAGAGACAACATTTTAGTTTGGTGGATGATGCAAGGTTCGAACTTGCGACCTTCTCAATGTCAATGTGATATTCTACCGCTGAAATAATCATCCGAAAACTTGGTGCGACCCACAGGATTCGAACCTGTCCCGTAAGAATTATGAGTTCTCGGCACTACCTCTATGCTAGACTCGCTTTGTTAAAAATACCCCGTTTTATTTGTGTTATTTCGCGGTGTTTAAGTACTACTAATTTTTCAGGAAATTGATTCCATTTTGCACGATCTCGGTCAGTTTCATATCCTTTAACTTCAACATATAGATTAAGTGACTTTATATAAAAATCTGGAAAATATGTTCGTAAACCATTCCATTCATATCTAAATCCTATACTAGGTCTTACCGGAGATAATCCCTCTGATTTTGCCCAATGATAAAAATCAACTTCCCATTGTCCTTGTAATTTAATTCCATCGACAATAATTTGTTTTGTTCTGCCTCTATTTGAACTAGAATATGAGTCCGGATTCGCGAAAACTGCTTTTTTCATACTTTCAGATAGTTTCTTTTTAGTTTCGTCACTATGTCTGTATAGTAAATTTTTAGCAATTATTTTAGCTCTGCCCTTATCCGTTAACGTTTCGATTATTCTATTTGGATTTGATGGACAACGTCTAACATGATTAGAAAATCCTATTTTATTTGTATATTCTTTTTGACAAAAATCGCAAATCATTGAAAGCACCCAACTTTAAAGTTAATATTTATAAAAGTCGGATGCTCTAGAATTAAATTACTTCGTATTCGTCTTTACCTACGCCACATTCTGGGCAGGTAAAATCTGCAGGCAATTCATTCCATTTGCCTTCTGTTGCTTCATCGTGTTCGTGACCACAAACTACGCATACGTGTGTTTCGCTCATATTATTTGCCTCCTAATAGTGCTTGTTTGAATTCAAGACTATTTAACATATCTTCATATGCTTTTGCATGACGTTCTTCAACTTTTGCGAGAGCCGAGAAACGCTTCTCTGCTTTTTTCATGATTTCCATGAAATGCTCAGCATGTTCTTTTGATTCTTGAATCTGATGTTCGATTTCGTTAGCAGCAAACTCGTTGCCTTCTTGCTCTGCCTGGGCTTTGAATGTAGGATACATCTTAGTGTATTCGTATGTCTCCCCAAGAATAGCTAGTTGCAAACACTCTTTAGTAGTTGGATTACCTACTAGCAAATCCAAATGTCCCCAAGCGTGTTTGATTTCTTGATCTGCAGTATGTTCAAAATGCTTTGCAATATCTTCGAATCCTTCGTCACGAGCAATCTTAGCAAAGTAACGATATTTAATATGTGCCATTGACTCTCCTGCCAATGCACTTTCCAAGTTCTTTAATGTAATAGACATATTTTCCTTAATATAAAAATGGTACCTGAGACCGGAATCGAACCGGTACACCTTTCGGCGAGAGATTTTAAGTCTCTTGTGTCTACCTATTTCACCACTCAGGCGTTTGTTTTATCCTATGTAATCCACATCGATCTCTGACCAAGTGCGTAGCTTATCGAATTTTCTTTGTTTAAACTGAATTACATTATCGTAAGTAATAACTTTATGCAATGTTAACAAATCAATCATTGCTAGTAAATCACCCAATTCTTCTTCAAGATGATATGTGTTTGTTTTACTTGGAGTTACTGGGTGTGTTGCAAACAATCCAAATCGAAATACTTTCGATGTTGCTTGAATTACTTCTGCGCATTCTTCTTGTAAAATTTGAAGAATTGCTGCTTGATCTTTGTTAAGCTCATTCATATTGTCACCTTAAAAACATATTATAACATACTATTGGTTAAAAGTCAAGCATATTCGTAGTTTACGGTATCCAAATTCTTTCTAAATTCGGTTGCTCCGTTTTTAATATGAAAACGTCTTGCCATTTCGGTTGGCGGACTTAAAGTAACAAACCGTTTAATGTGTGGTTTATTTTGTATTATATCGTTTCTTGCTTTAAATATAAGATCACGCCCAGAACCTGGAGAATAACTCCAAATAGTATAAAATATAACAGTAGATGGTGCCGTAGAAGTTTTAAATAATTCAGAACAAGACGTAGGAATATCATCCATATAAGCAACACAAACAACTGCTTGCGGCTTCTCATCTTTCATTAAAATTAATACTTCTCTATTTTCGCCAATTCTAAAATCTACAGGAATCTCGGGACGAACAGGGTCGTCCTTAATTATGTTTAATATTGGGTCAGATAAACTCGATGGTCTGTATAGCATGATTATGTCCACGGCGAAAATTGAATAGGCTTATAATCATATTTATACAATATACCATATAATTTTCGTTATTTATAAAAATATTTTTGGTGCCCAATGTCGGATTCGAACTGACGACCTACCGCTTACAAGGCGGTTGCTCTACCACTGAGCTAATCGGGCAACTCCTAAGCTGCTTGCTGATATGCTAAAATTTCTTTTAATCTATCAGCACAATAGGTTGCAGCAAACGCTTGCGGTTTAACCATAGGTACAACATTACAAGTACCTTTGATATAACCAACTGCTTGTTGAATCACAATAGAACTGTTGTGTTTGATATCTGGGTTAATATCCAAATGGATTTCAACTTCTTTATCTTCAATACAATCAACAATCTTATGATACAACTCTGCAACTTTATAAACTTCATTCATTAGACGCATAGAAGGTCTCCCCGCTTTTGCGTCATAGTCTAGCTCGGTTTGCACCTCGCCAAATATCTTACAACCGTGACGTCCATCAATGTGTACTACGATTGCAAGAGTATAATCAGCATACCATTTTCCATTACGCTTTAATCGTTCGGAGTCTGCTCCGATATAGATTTTAGTCTCGGGAGACTGCGCTTGGATAAAAGACTTTACTTCTGCAATATTGATTTTTCTCATAATACACTCCATAAAACTGGAGCGGGCGAAGGGAATCGAACCCTCGACTTTAGTTTGGAAGACTAAGGTAATACCATTTTACGACACCCGCATTTGGCATCCCCCAAGAGACTCGAACTCTTACTAACGGTTTTGGAGACCGTCGTGCTGCCATTACACTAGGGAGAAATAATTTGGACCGCCCGAGAGAATTCGAATCCCTAACCTCTTGGTTCGTAGCCAAGTGCTCTAATCCAATTGAGCTACGGGCGGATAAAATATATATGGTGGTGATAGTAAGAGTCGAACTTACACTTGACAGCGTATGAAGCTGGTGCACTACCATTATGCTACATCACCAATATGGTGGAAAGTGTGGGAGTCGAACCCACTCACCGGTTTAATCCGATGACAGATTAGCAATCTGCTGCATTACCATCCTGCCCACTTTCCGATTTGGAGGAAACGGTGAGATTCGAACTCACGGACCCTTTCGGATCGCTAGTTTTCAAGACTAGAGCCATAGACCACTCGACCACGTTTCCGAAATTATTGGTGGTTGGGAGTGAGAGTCGAACTCACATTACGCGGCATATACATCCCCGTTTTTAACCAATTAAAATATCCCAACCCATTGGGCAGAAGTATGAGGATCGAACTCATGATAGCGGAATCACAACCCGCGGTTTTACCACTAAACTAACATCTGCATTGTTCTTTACTATTTTGCCTTAAAGCTGAATGGACATTTTGATTCTTTTTTTGCCCTGGACAACTCTCGGTGTTGACCATACCACATAACTTTCTGTCCGTATGATCTTGTCATTTCTCCGTATTCTTGATCCGAAATAAGATGACACTTAATTTCTACATCACGTTCTGTGATAGGAATAATTTGCACCAAAGGTTCGCCTACTTTAAAATGTGTGACAGAACCTTGTTTTACAAACATATTAACGTGTGTGTCGTGTTGTGCTTTGTAGTCTACCACACCCGACAAAATATGTACGTTTGGATATCTCTCGGTGTTTTGATAATCAACTTGATTCCAATAAAACTGTACACCGGATTTTTCACGTATCAACCATGGACTACGAAGCTTGATATGTTGATATCCTTTGTATAAATTATCCCAATACATCCACGGTGGATGTGATGTTGTTTCTTGTTGCATTATTTGCATTGGATCGACAACATTGAATGTTCCGTCATGGAATGTTTCAATACCAAAATCGCTCCAGGAAGGCAAAATGAAACCAGTGTTAAACAAGTTACTTAAAGCATAACATCTTTTTGCTGTGCTTACATCCACTGTCATTTTTGATCTAGGTTGTTGGTTTGCTTTTAATTCCTCAAAGGCAGGTAATGTTTTCCATTCATTCGGAATAAATTTGTTTGCTTTATCAATTTTAAACAATTCGTAAACTGCAGGAATATTGACAAAACAATCTACTACTATTTTCTTTCGTTTAAATAAAAACATATTAACCTTAAATTCATCACTAAACCATATAGAAACACTCTTGTTTGGATTCGAACCTTGTTCTAGTATTGTCTATCTGCGCTTCCCACAGTGC